TCGTTGTAGTCTGTTGACATTCGAATCATCGGTTAGCAAATAAGCTGGAAACATTGGACTCGTCCAAACCTCCCAGTTCATACCGGTTCCTTTTGTATAATCGGAATTGGTGTGTTTTCCCACAAAGTGGGAATCACGCGTAGCCGAGTCTAGCTGTATGGGATTATTAATTCTCCCACCCGGTACCATAAGGGTACCGAAGCCGACTCATGTTTTCACCCCCGCTTTCTCTCGATTGCGGCAATGTTGACAAGTTATTAGAGCTCCAAAACCGACCGGATGTGGTCAGCTGATTGCTATGATGAAACTTAGTGGTCCTCCTTATCGGACACTTTGAATCTGAAGGTGGGATCCTTGCTCAAAATTAATTTTTGCAAGGTTCAACCACAAAGGGAGACCTCTCCCCCCATCTTCCACTAAGACCCTTTGGGTGCCGTACGACACCCGTCGTGCTCCACTTGATGGTGTGGTAGCGAACGCTATTCTCTTAAAAGAACTAACGAACCTTTTGTTAGACCGGACAGTCCGGTTAGTAAATCACCTAGTCTCGAGACTTCGGTAATATTGATCGGATGATCAATCGGGAAACTAACATCGCTCAATACACTCTGACATGTGTATCAGGTGTCTCCCCCTTTATTTCGTATTCTACCAACTTAATATCGTAATACTTAGGATCCAACGATCTATTTCTTTGATCGTGACGGTCGACTTTAATACCTTTAATTTTATAACGGTAATCGATCTCCTCTGTGTCCTTAGTACACATACTTATTGCACCCATGCTCCAATTTGGAGGCATACTGCTAGTGGTTTTTTCCACATAGTCCTGAGAAGGACGCGGGCAGTATTCCGGGAGACAAGTATAAAATGGATTTGATATTACACAATCCTTAAAATACTTTCCCTCGTCTTCTATTAGCTCTTGTTGACCAATAGGAAGCATAGGTGGCTTTCGGTAAATCTCAGTCCACTTCCCAAGTAAATTGGAAGCGACCTTCGCCTGAAAGTCCGTTAAAAGTTCATAAGGTGCTAACTTTTCTATGTCATCTCCTATGACATTAGCACGACTTGTCGAAACATACGTAATATTCGGTCTTTTCATACCGAGTCCCCCAAGTTTTGCGGGGAGGTACCAATTCAACTGACACCCATTGTAATGGGTAGAACTCTTAATGAGTTTGTCATGATTGTATACTTTAAAACGTTGATCAGCAAGTTCCTGATTCCAAGAACCAGCTAGAACTTCACGGTGTAACAAATACACAGGTTTACCCTTCACTTCCTGTCGGGCGACCTTACTCTGTCCAAGTAACATACCAACATTGTAAAAAGGTATATACTTAACTTTATTCTTATGAATAGAGAAGAGCTGTGAATTCACAGTACAGTAATCCTTACTTATAAAGTTTTTCCCAGCAGAAGGTTCTAGACCTA